ACGTAGCGGAGTATGTGACGGTGAAAGTGAAGGACGGCAAGCTTGAAGCCGGGATTAAAAGTAACATCTTAGGGAGCATCACGTGGGACGACAACAACCGTCCGACCGTCTACGTCACCGCACCATCGGTGAAAGACTTCGAAGCTTCGGCTTCGGCAGTTATCACCGTCGAGCGCCCGCTGACGGTAAGCAGTGCCGACTTTGAGGCAACAAGTTCGGCAGTAATCAACCTTGCGAGTATCAGCGGCGACAAGGTGGAGATGGATGCAACGGCTTCGGGTGTAATCAGTGTCGACAGTGTGCTATGCCGCGAAGTAGACCTGGATGCTTCATCCAACGGTACGCTCAACGTGCAGTTAGTCAAATCGAGCCGCACGGAAATTTCCGCATCGTCGAGCGCCGTGATATGTCTATCGCAAAACATTAGCGACCTTCTTGACGTAGAGGCATCATCATCGGCAGTACTGAAAATAGAATCAGCCAATGTGATAACATCGTCAGTAGATGCGACATCGGGTGCGCAAACCGACATCGCCATAGAAGCACGTAAGGTAATGGCAACAGTGACATCCGGCGCAATCGCCACGTTCACCGGGCACACCTACGATGCCGACATAACGACAAACAGCGGCGGGCAAGTGGTTACCGCCGGTTTTATCGTTGATAATAAATAGCACTACAACATCGCGAATATATAAAGCAAAATGCGACTGAGTGTCTTTCCCTGAAAAAAGTTGACTCACAAAAGAGTCAAACATGATAAGATTTCAAAGCCTCACCAAGGAGGCACGAGAAGAAAAAAGGCAAGAAATTATCGAACTTGCCGTGACAACACGGATGAGTTATCCGGAAGTTGCGAAAAAAACTGACGTCGGTGTGCGTACAGTTGAGTATATTATGGCTAAATTTGCAAAGGAAACCAATGCACCGGAGCAGATGAAAAAGCAGAAAACGAATCCAACGCCTGAGGACTATACAGCCCTCCAAACTGAAATTGCGCGCTTGCAGAAAGACTTACGTCACGAGAAGATGCGCGCCGATGTGTATTCGACCATGGTTGATGTGGCCGAAGAAATGTTTCATATCCAGATAAGAAAAAAAGCTGGCACCAAGTAGTCGACAGGCTGCACAAACATACTCCCGGGACTGAATATACGGTCAAGGAAGTATGCAAGCTGCTTGGTGCGTCCAAACAGGCTTATTATAAGCATGATGACAATGCAGCCTTAAGACGATTGGCCGTGGAGGAGTTTGCCCGTCAATATATCACTGAAATCCGAGAACAAGCCCCTGCTCTCGGGGGCGTGAAAATATGGGAGATCTATCGCAAAGAGTTTGGCGACTCCTATGCTATAGGTCGAGATCGGTTCTGCGACATCTACGAGTCAATGAATCTGAAACTGCGCAAGAAACGGCGCGGAGTGAGGACTACTGACTCAACCCATGGGCTTCCTACATATCCGAATCAGGTTAAGCAATTGATACCGGAGCGATTCGGTCAAGTTGTCGTAGGTGACATTACATACATTCCTCTTCAAAGAGAAGATGGAGGACATGACTTCTGCTTTCTCAATCTCTTGATGGATTCATATTCGAAGATTATCATTGGTCATAAAGTGGCTCCCACATTAGCAAAAGAATACTCATTAATGGCACTGCAAGAGGCTTATGCCTTCTTAAAGACACATGGCGTAGACACGCATACAACCATACATCATACTGACCGCGGAGTGCAATATGCGAGCTACGACTACACCGAGCAGCTTCGACTCTACGGCATGACCATCAGCATGACGGAGAATGGAAATCCAAAGGACAACCCTGAGGCTGAAAGGATCAACCAAACCATCAAGAATCAAATGTTGGCCGGCAAGGTTTTCAAGACAATCGATGAAGTAGAAGTTGACGTGGCTAAGGCTATTGAATTCTATAATAATCGCCGTCCACACGATAGCCTTGATAAGCTAACGCCAATGGAAGCAATGAATCATGTGGGTCGATTCAAACGCTGTTGGACATCATGGAGAGAGAAAGCCATAGATAACCTTGCGGCATCAGATGTGCCACCGCTCGAAGCTAAATCGACAGGGCATGAATCCGTAGTATGAAAAATTTTCGTAACTTTGCCCTATCCCTGGAGAGGGTTGCCTTCGGGCTACGCCCTCCGTCAACCCTCTCCAGGGATAGCACCCCGACAGTCAACCTCTGTCAGGGACAAGGTCAACCAAACCCAGTTATAACGTTAAACCGAGTCAACCTCTTTCAGGAAACGACATTGCAACTTGCGCAAGAACAGAAAAATGCGTAAGTTTGTGATGTCTTTGGCGAGACATTTTAAATACAAAAAGAAAACACTTTAAATAAAGATAGGCAGGAGAGCCTATATATACTATAAACGAAAGCAAGGATACAAATCTTGCTCTAAGTTGTCCGCATACATACGCCGTTTGTAGTATATATTTATTTAAAACGTTTGTGTTGTATAATCTCGCCAAAGATAAGGTACAATTTAGAGCATTTTTTTGCGCATGGTAACACAAATTCAAGTACACAACGTAACGAAAGCAGAAGCGCGTGCCGCATTGCGCGCAGTGATGGATAGCCTTGTGTCGGCAGTCGCTACCGTAGATATGCCCGACCGAGCCAAGTTGGCGAATGCTATGCAATTCATCAGAAAATTAGAGATTGAGAATAAATTAGATAACATTGAGGAAACGGATTAGTAGAACGTACCGTTTTAAATTTTCGGGGAGAGCGTCGGCATTAAGAGTCGGCGCTCTTTTTTATTGCCCAAAAGATAAAGAGAGCGCACGCCGGCATTGAACTAACTTAGCCGATATTATTATTTAAAACGATAACAAAGATGATACATGAAATGTTTCAGGAGTTCGACTTTTCGGTGCTGCGGCTACATGTGTGTTGGTTTGTGCTTACATACTTAGGCGTTTTACTGGCGATGTTTGTCGACCTAATTACAGGAGTGCGTAAAGCCAAGGCGGCAGGTACGGCGCGCACAAGCGAGGGGTATAAACGCACATGCGACAAAGCCATCAAGTATTTCTTTCCAATGTTGTGCCTATCCATGATTGACCTAATGGCGTCGACACTTATGCCGATACCCGGCTTTACAATGGCAATGGGCGCGTTTAATATCTTCTGTGAGTTTAAGAGCGTCTTAGAGAAGACCCACGAGAAAGAGGAGATACGCAAGGCAGAGAAGACTATGAGCATAGTGTTGGAAAACAAAGAAGACTTTGCCAAACTGTTGGCTAAGCTCATGAAAGAAGCAGCAAACGATGAAGATACTAATTGACAACGGACACGGCGAAGACACCGCAGGCAAACGCAGCCCCGAAGGTGGAGAACTGCGAGAATACAAGTGGGCGCGCGAAATGGCGATAGCCCTCGAAGCCGCCCTCAAAGATAGCGGTTATGACGTAGAGCGCATTGTACCAGAAGATAACGACATCAGTTTACGCGAGCGATGCAGACGCGTGAATGCCGTATGTAGCAAGTTAGGTGCGAAGAACGTGCTACTTGTGAGCATACATAACGATGCAGCCGGAGACGGCAGCGCGTGGCATGACGCTCGTGGGCTGACTGTCAGAGTTTCATTGAACGCATCAAGCCGCAGCAAACAACTTGCAACTTGCATCTACGACCGTGCGCTCGAAGTCGGCGAAGCCGTTACAGGCAACCGGAAGATGGGCAGCGCCAAATACATAGCCCAAAACTTGGCGATATGCCGCGACACCAATTGCCCGGCGGTACTTGTTGAGAACCTTTTTCAAGACAACAAAGAAGATGTGGCTTACTTGCTCTCGTCATTGGGCAAGTGTACCCTTCTTTGCGTGATGTATAACGGAATAGTTGACTATATCAAGAAACAATGAAGAAACTAATCTACATCATTATGTCGGCGGCACTATTTATCGTCGGCGCGGTGTTGGGTAGCACAAGACGCGGCACGAATGCCGACCCAGCAAAGACCTACAGCGATACGATAATAGTGTTTGACACGGTGCGTTATGTAGAACCGAAGGCAGCGACCACAGAAAAACTTGGCAAGCTTATGTACAAAGCGCCAATCGTTGGCGCGACGCGCACAGACAGTATAAGCGAGGGCTACGTTACTGCGGCAACCATCGGAAGCGGAGACGGAGGACTTGCACGAGCGGATAGTGCAGACGTGGAGTTGACCGTGATACAACGGCACTATGCTGACAGCACTTATGAGGCATGGGTGAGCGGACCGGTAGACCCACGACTTGACAGCATTAATATTTACCAAAGGCATACGGTCATAACCACACAGCAGCCACAGCGACACAGCAAATGGAGTGTGGGTGTTACAGGTGGCGCAGGTTTCACTGCGCGAGGTGTGCAGCCGTTCATCGGCATTGGTATCAGTTATGCAATATTCAGATTTTAGACATGCAAATACAGCTAACAGTAGACAGACAATCGGTATGGGATGAAGTGGCTAAGACCACCAACTACACAGGCGCGAAGATGGAGGGCGGCGACGACACCACATTTGACCGCGTAGCCACGACCGATGAAGACCAGCAAATGCTCGAACGGTTTTGGATGGAAGCGTGCAACGTTGCATCAGACCAGCTCAAACCGTTTATCACAAGTGTGAGCGGCATTAGCGGCACACGATTTACAGTAGTGCTGGAGATGTCGTCGGCATTTGACGCCGGATTAACAGAGAGCATCAACACATCAATGACAAGCTATTTCGTTGCGGCAATTGTGGCTAAGTGGTATGGCTTCACTTGCAAAGGCGAGGCAGAACAATATGCAACAATGGCAACGGCGCAGCTCGACGACGTGATGAAAAAAATATATTTCAAAAAGCGACCTAAACGTGTCGCACCCAAATAAATTCAACATGGCAAGAAAGACAGTAAAGATTACGCTCTACATGTCGGAACTTATCTACGACGTGGAGAACAAGACATATCTGACCGGACGCAGCCGTGATAACGGCACGAACTATGCAGAGGTAGCGCACATGCAGGCAAGTGACGACGAAGAGAATGGCAACCAGATATTGCGCTCCATCGGTAATGCTTTTGCAAACTTGAAGACCAAGCTTGCAGAATACATTGACGACAGCGAAACATCGACAGCCAACAATGCGCAACTCAGCGCAGACTCCGACCTCGTATTGGCATTGAGCTTGCCTAACAACTACAACCAAGCAACCGCGGACAATCTCGGTACGGCATTACATCAGTACATCGTCAACTCAGCTATTGGCGATTGGTTTACCATCACCAATAAGGCAGATGCAGCCGATTACATTGCACTTGCGCAAGCCAACCTTGACACCGCGCGCGAAGCCGTAAGCAAGCGCAGCCGCCCGTCACGACCGGCAATCAGCAACGAGACCACGACAACAATCATTGGCGGTACGCTTAAAGGCGTAACATTCCCATCCACCACCGTTAACGGTTGGAAGGACGACATCGCCAATGCAGGTAGCGACAGCGAATAGCTATGAATAAGCCGAGGAAGACAATCACGTTGAAGTTTGCGCGTGAGCAGCTATTGTACGACATTGGCAATGTCGCATACGTGGAGGGCGATGTTATGGAGGTGCAAGACGAGCACCAACGGCATCAGGTTATAGACATAACCGAAGATGGTAACGTCGACCGCGTAACACGCAAACTTGATTTGGCGTTTGCCGAGGCTGTCGAAATGCTGTATCCTTACGCCAAGCTTCCGGCAGAGGATAATGTGTATGAAAATACGTTGAGGGAAAGCACATCATACGAAGTGGCAATAACAGTGCCGATAGATTTTTCACAAACTACGACACATCTTATTGGTCAGCAGATGCACGAGTACATGGTATGTAGGGTATTGGCTGATTGGCTCTCCATCACAGACAAGCCGGCAGCGCAGAACTGGGCGGACAAAGCCGCGGAAGCCGCGGAGACTATTCGAGGCAACCTAAACGCGAGATGTGGGCGCACAGTACGCACACTACGACCGTTCTAAGACAGAGGTCAGATAAAAAAAAGAAAAGCCGAGGTGCATCACGCATCCCGGCTTTTTTTGCTAAGCTATAATTTAAAACCACATGGTATTAAAAAGATAATGAAAAGACAAGGATTAATCACGGTATTAATCTGTAAAGTATAGCTGAAATATATCGAATGAATGTAGGATGCTATTATCTTGGACGACCGGTAAGGCGCGGGGTATATTGCACCGTACAGCCGTAGAGATATTCGTTTGCGTCGAGTGTGCAGAGCAGCACAAGACGGAAGTATTTGTAGGGAGTGCCACGGAAGCCGCGCAGGTATTGGTCTTGGGATGAGAAGACGTTGAACCACGAGATGCAGTCGCGCGAGCCTTGCAGTATTTGCTGAACGTGACCTTTCGCGAATACGCCGCGCTGAATAATCGTGTCGATTGTTTTAAGCGCGTCAGGCGCGTCAAGTTTGATTGGGCGAGTAACTAACAACCCCGACGCAGAAATCGCGTCAGAAGCGCCGAAATCAACCAAATTGCTTGAACTATCCATCGCGAGTGCATCAGGGTAGGAATTGATAGCGGTTGCGATAGAAGATTGCATCATGCCCCATAACTTGGTTTTCATCGAATAGACGTAGGCGTAAGGACGCCCTGTATTAAACACGATGATACGTTGATTAACGTAGTCGTAGAGCATTTGACAGTCCTTTATGAACTCTTTGAACGGCTCGATTTTTGTGTCGTTAGCAGACAGCCCTGCAAGCTCGAGAATAGCGTTGCCGCTTGGCATGTCTGCCACTGATAGCGTAGTTCTATTATCAAGACTATCGGTGATGCATTCAGAGTTTGAGCCGGACAGTAGCATGATACCGCGGTCAGTGGCGAACAATACCGCGGAGTCTATTTGTGTAATAGAACCGCCCGAACCGAGCACGACATCGCGCGTGATAGGTTGCTTGGCGGTGAAGCCTCCGGTTGAACTTACTTCGAGCGCCCACACTCCTTCATCGGTGAAAGCATATAGAGGGAACTGACCGAACTGACCTTGCGAAAGAGCTTTGGCAGCAGAGCAAATACCGAGTATTGTGCCTTGTCCGATTTGCACAGAAGATGAGAAGCAGAAAGGGTTATTCGTTTCTGAATAATAAAGAGTTGAATTACAAGGTCTGACTGTCAATTCTTCTGCAATATCAGATGGAGCCTCCTCGTTAGTTGACAATGCCAATGAAAGGGCAGCACCGATGCCTCCTCCAATAAGATAGGCACCTGTTAGGAAATCGTGAGCAGTCAAGTCGAATGTCGCAGACTGCATCAATCCAACGGCGGCGTTCCATATCTCAAACTTAACTTTATAAGCGTTACTATCCGGATAATAAAACCAGTGATTATATGCGCGCTGAATAGTACTCTCGTCAACTATTGACTTGACTTGGCGCTCACCATAAGAAGACCGCACGTAAACAGTGACGGCGCACAGTCTACCTGTTTCAGAATTGTTAGGCGCACTGCCACGTAGAGAATTGCATGAATATAACTGGGCTGGCGTTGGCAAGCCCACGTTTGTAGGCGTGATGTCTAAACGGTTATTGTAAACATACAAGTGACTACCTTGATATGATGCATATTGCAGGGGCTCATCTGTAAGGGTTGTACAAGCTACAAGACTGGATAGACACCCTTCGTTTAGTTCAATGTCGAATAGCTCGTTTTTCTCGGCTAAGCCGTCAACGCCAATTGAGGCAACCTTGTAAAACGCGGATATGTCGTCTATCTGTTTCTTCCATTTGTCGAATGTCATTTCAGAAACGCGTATAAAGCCTTCGCCCGAGAAAGCGCTTGTATAATCTTTTAGGTAAGAGGATAACTGATAAGTATCAAAATACAAGTCGCTATTATTGGGCTTGGTCCCGTAATAGGCATGGCTATAAGTTAGGGAGTCAGTAGTCTTGGAGAACCTATATAGATTATTAAGCGTATCAAATTCCTCGCCTTGATTATAAGTCCATAGAGGAGATGATACATATATGTCGATAGAACTTATTAATTCTCTCCATTCATCAGGGATTGCTTTGCCGATAATGCCACGCAATGAACCGACGAAAGCGGCGGTCGTGAGTTTGCCGTTGCTGTCGTATGACATTGCCGGCACATAGCCGGAATTAGGAAGCATTAATGCCGGCGCAGATACGTATCCAATCTCACCATTGTACATTACAATGGCGTATCTTACCAAGAATGGATATAGGAAAAAGTCTTTTGAAGTCGCTTCTTCGTTGATGAACTTATTAAGAGCTGCTTTACAAGCATTAAAGGAATTATTGTCATACTTTATATAGTATTCCGTAGTTCCATCAGTTGTTGCACTTGAGTCAAGACCATTATAAAACGCAACGGAAAGGGCAATCGGGTATGCCAATGACATATTTTCCGGTACTACGACTTCAAGTCGAACTCTCACAGCCGTAATATCTTTAGTAGGCGTAATTTCAAAATCGAATGTGTCGTTATCAAACCATCCGGCTTCACACGTCCAGAGGTCAGTGTAATCAGTGTCACCTGAATATAACCCTTGTACAACTATACGCGTTGTGATACCGTTAATTTGATTAGTTGGTTTATTCCAAGTGAACTTATGCGCAACGCCCTTGCTTAGTGTCTCTAAGTTAAGCTTATAGCTTAATGAAGTGTATAGGATATACTTTGCCCCTGCCGATTTTGTGAAATTAGACTCACTTAGGCTTTGCTTGAAGGAAAGCACTAAATCCCAATCTTCTGACGTTCCTAACTTCGTGTCGCTGGAAGATACTACTGTGATATTGTCAGAGCTGTACTCTTGCATGGCGAATTTACAGACAAGACCAAACTGCAATTGGATGTCAGGTAAATGAGTGCCGAGATACCGGTAAGTTTCTTTAGAGGCATCATATCTGAAATAGTGCAAGTTCTTATTGGTACTTAGTATTATGAAATAGCGCATAGCAGCTATATCGCAAATCGTTTCCCCATCTTGCAGCGAAATATTGAACAGCTCAGACTCATCAGGATGGCATCCGAAAAGCAATTTACCATCAGCAATCTTATACCACACATAAAGGCGTTTGCCATTGACGTTATGAATGAAGTAACTACTATTGGCAATAGCTGTAAAAACTTTTGCAGGCGGCAGCATGGGCTTAAGAGTGCCGTCGTCGTTGATTATATTGATAGCCGCAGCGAGGTCTCCATCAGGAGCGGCATAATCAGATGGCACAGCACTAAAGCCGTTGTAATGAATATCTTTAATCATAGCGCACGTGTAATAATGGGTATTCTGACAGTATCATCAGGCATAACTTCCGGCGCACCGCAAGCGCAGCGCATTGGAGACACATCAAGCACTCCTGTTATGGCATACAGAGCCGATGTTAGAGACTTGGCGTATGTGCGAAAGTTGTTGTTGTTGACACGCGTGGCGTGAACCACACCGGCATGACGCCCGACTACATTGGCGGCGGTATAACGGATGTATAGATAATACTCGCCGCGGTCACTGCCGATGTCAATAACGTCGCCGTCGGCAAGGTGGAGCTGACGAGCAATGCGTGCAGTTATGTCTATGCGTCCGTTAGGATATACAGATATATCGGTACGGCGTGAAGATGATGCCTGAATTGATGTCATGGTGCTAAGATAGTATGTATGTTTGGATGAGAGTTTTTAAGTGTTTAAGTTTGGTAGGGAAGCGAACTTCCCTACCAAGATAGTTATTCAGCTATTTGCCAATCGTCAGCAAAGACGTCAGAGATTGACGGCACCCAGCTATCGGCGCGCCCTGTCTTTGAGTTGAAGATAAGGCACTGAGATGTATAGTCGATGTGTTCAGTGGTTTGCAATATAATTTCTTTTGCTTGTTGCGGAAGTGATTGCATCCGGGGGATAACGTCCTTGTCGATTAAAGCCGGCACTTGCTTGAATACATACAAGCCTTTGCCGCTCCATCCTAAGCGGCGCACGACATAGCCGTTTTTAAGTGCTTCTATTGCCATGCCGAAAGACATTGGCGAAAGGAGTTCGGAGCGGCTGAAGAAGCTGGTAGCATTGTCAGACGTGTTTGCAAGTATAGAGCGAGAGTTAAGCACTTGCGCGTAGCGCATCATCATCTCGCGCTGCATCAGAAGCAATAAACGGTCATAGCGGTCTTTGACCTTATTGTCAAATTCGCTATCCCATACAAAGGCTGTCAGCCTTTCAATTTTGTCAAACAGCGCTTCATATTCAGTGTTGATACGGTCGAGATAGGTCTCGTTTCCTTCGTTTGGTGTTTGAGTTTCCATTAGTTGATAGGGTGAATAGAGTTAAAATATTTGAGGTAGTCAGAACGTTGGAGAATTAAGCCACATTGCGGTGTAGATACTTCTACCATGTGGCGACCGTCCTCACCGAGGCGCGTTCTGGAGAATGTTACGTATAATTTCCCTGCGGCGCGAGCTGCAAGCATCATGTCTTGCGTCACGGTTATGAGATGAATGTCTGCGTCAGATAACATTGAATTGAATTTTGTTGATGTTGTTATGAAAGATGTTCATGCACAGCTGTATATTGTCGTCGAGATTAACAGGGCAGTTGCAAGTGCAAGCTTGCATCAACGTCTCGAGCGCGGTAAGGAAAGGGTTGGTTACGCTACCCTTATCAGGACCAAGCCGTTCGATAAGTATCTTAGACACTGCGGCGTTGTGGCGGTTGAGCGCGCGCACCATCAGCACAGACATAAGTGCATAGGTAATCAAGTCCTCATGTTCGAGCTCCGGAGCAGCGCGGTGCACTTCGTTATTCACGGTGTAATAAAACACTGTGAAGTCGTAGGCACATGTTTCGAGCATTCGGTTGGCTTCGTTTTGGAAGTGCCTAATGTGGTCGGGTTGCAGGTCTTGGCTGAGGAGTTTCTCGTAGCCGTTATACAATCGGTCGAATGTGCGCGTAAGTTCTTTGAGCGCGGATATTCTTCTGAGGCGAGCAATGGCAAGAGCTTTCTTGGCGTAGTGCCATGCGAAATGTGCAATCACCAACGGCACAAAAGCGATAGCCAGTTGTTCCTCGGTATTCATGTTTTCCATAATCGCCATCGTGTCCTCGTGGACTTCGCGCTTAAACTCAGCCTCTATAATATCATCGAACGTAGGCATGCCGGAGCGACCTTTGGCTGATTGATGTCGAGCGATATGTAGGTCGCCGAGGCGTATCTGGTCACAGCTGAGTGTTTCGTTGTTGCCGTCTACGATTAAGGACGGCATGAGCAGGTTGTTATTGAACATTGGTTAGAGTGGTTTTCGTTTGCCGCATCGGCGGCAGGTGTATATGCTTTTGCCACGGCGAGGATTGTCACACTCGTAGATGTGGCGGTGATATAGGAAGATGCATAGCATGCGTTTGAATAGGCGTATCATTCTTTTAATTTTATTAGGTCGGGGTTATCATGAATGTTGCCGATGACTTTCTTTTCAAAGGTTGTAATCCAATCTTTGTCAATCGGACAATACGCCCAGTTGTCAATTCCTTTAGCCATAAATGCTGCTCGGTCACTATCATAGACGATTTGATGCCTAATGCCTGTGCTTTCAATCACATCGCCCTCGTAGATTTCCTTGCCATCAATGTCGCACAACCTGGTGAATTGTCCTACGGTATCGGAGTGAACTAATAATCTCTGCATTGGCTCAATAACACATTCAGGATTGGCTATTATGCAATTACCCTCTTTGTCTTGCACGAGAGAGCCATACACCCATGTGTTATAACCTTGCACCTTGCCTCTGAATTTAATCTTTCTCATCATTTTTCGCTATTAAGTACACGCATTCAGAGCATAGTATTCCGAGTGTCAGCGCGCCCACGGCGTGCAATTGCCTCGAGCTAAGGTAGCTGAGAAATATATACAAGGATATGGAAAAGCAAACAAGAGATATTGTTGCGAGTATGTGGATAAGTATATCTTTCTTATTCATCTTAAAAATCCAATATTAATTGTTTATCAATGTGCGGCTGACGAATGCCAAGTATCTGGTCGCAGATGAAATTGCGAGCATAATCCGATGAAATAGTTGTCTTGAATGTCGTAGTCATAAGCGGGAATGCCGAGCTTGATAAACTCATTTTTGAAAGTCCCTGACTGCTCAAAGAAACAGTGTACGTGGTTAGGCTTCATGCGATAGAGAATTTACGTGAGGTGGAGTGTCATAGCTCCGCTATTTCATGTTCAATTTTCTTGACAGCTTCTTTCTCGGAGGAAATAGTTAAGCGTATGAGGTCTTGAATTTCCTCGCTGAACATTTGCACAATATCTCGATAGTCAAGCGACATACAACAATAGGGCTTGCGCATGCCATCATAAGTCCTTTCTAAATAACTTATTCTTTTGTCGAGCTCAGCTCTTTTAGTGTCAAGCTCCCTAAATTTTTCTATCTGTTCTTTTGTCATTTTTTGTTGCTTGGGTTATTATCAACGGCAAACAGCGAAGTTTGCCGTTGACAGAATAAATCAGTGGGTGTGCCATATATTATCGGCGTGATTTGCCGGTTAGTTCAAGAACATTATATGTCTTAAAGCGGTCAGTCAAACGACCGTAGCCGTCGGCATAGACCTCCTTAAGTTTTGCCACGCTTAGGTTTGTTGTCACGTGACCGTACTTGCCGTACTGCGTCCATATCTCGTTGCGAGCGTGCAGGAATTCCTCGGTGAGTATCTTCGTGTCTTGACCGTAGAATATCTTAGATGCAATGCCAATATCATTGAGACAGATATTGACAGGCATCGAGCGAAAGCCCTTTTGTTCCTCCTCATTAAAGGTGTATCGGTCGAGGTTGTTGTGGATGGAATAGTAATTGACCATTTGCGTTACACTGACATTCCAGAAGAAGTTAGGGTTGCCACAGCGCCGAAGATATTCGGAGAAGATTTGCATCAGGAGCGTTTTACCTGTGCCGACATCGCCACGGATAAGCAGATTTTTGTGCAGCTTAAACCTGCGTTCAGGAAATACCTGTTCCGCGAGCGGGCAGTCATTGAAGTAGTACAGCAGGAAACGCAGCACATCACGGTTATTGTCATCGATGATGAACTTGCGCCGTTGCGCATGAAGCACAATCTCATTGGCTATCATAACCAATAAGTTGGCGTGGGCGGTGTATATAGCCTCGTTCGTGAGGTCAGGAAAGACACCGTCACGTTCTGTTGCATCATACGTCACTTGGCGGATTATATTGTCAATACGTGTCATGATGGTTTGTTAGGTTAGATTAATAGTCCGCCGCACCGAAGTCGTCAGTCGTACTGTTGTCAGCTGTGACCGGAGTGGGGGAGGGGCGTTGCTTGTTGTCCTTAGCCAGCCACGCGCAAAAATGGCGTTTGGCGTCGTTGATTGACTTGTAACTATCATGCCCAAGGCATGTACAGTGCGAGTGGAATTCACTAAGTTTGGCGAGCAACTCTTTTTCGGATAGACGGAAGCGCATACACATAGGCTCATACCATATCACATCTTCAGCCAGCGATTGTATCGCCGCGCCAAGCGCAATATTTTCGGTCTCGGCTTTTTGTGGTTGTGCAACTTCGGGAGCTTCAGGTTTATCAGTGTCGGCTTGTTCGGGTTTGCGAGGACGACCGCGACGTTTAGACGGTTTTGGCTTCTCCTCTTTTGTTTCGGCAACATCAGGCTGTTCGTCAACAGCATTGTCAGGCTCATCACCACCGAGCAACCAATATTGGCTGATTTGCACCACGCGCTTTGCCGACTTCATGATGTGCAGCCAACGCGATTGGATACCGGCAGAGGTGAGTATGCCATATTGCTCATACAAGTCCTTGTCGAACAGACCAACACTCAAACAACAATGCAGAGTTTCAAGTATATACACCTCCTCGAAGCCCGTACATTCCGAGCAGACGAAAGGCAATTCCTTATCCCACTGCATGTAGTACCCATTCTCATAGATAAGACAGAGCAGGTAGGCATATACTGTTATAGCTTTGCCGGACTGATACTTCACAAGCTTGCGCACCTTGATGTCGTGAAACAAACCGATGTCGAAGGGGAAGTAGTCAAGCCCGATTTTTTTTGAGCGTCCCATGGTTATATCTTTTAGAGTTGTTCTGTTATCGTAAATTCGATACGCGGGTTTTTCTTGTCAATCAACTTGCGTGCGCGTATCTCAGCACATAGGCGGTCGTTTTTGATAGCCTTACACTGTTGTAAGAAGTCGAGGAATTCATTCAGCGCATTGTCGAGGTCAGGGCGGTCAGATGAATAGTACACGTCAACATCAAGCATGAAGCGTATAGAAATCATCTTGCCACGCAGCGAGCATTGCAGGAAAAAGGCGTCTTCGTAGGTTTTTAAGGTCGATGTCTTAGCGAGAGAACCCCTACCGTGCAATGTGATTACACGGTAGCAGTTACTCTTGCTTGGGGGTTGACCAATGATTATTTGTTTAGGATATATCATTTGGCTTTTGTAGGAAAGTAATCAAGAATAGCAGTTTCGGCGACCGAAAAAATTTCGTAGTCAGCCATCGTGCCTTCCATGCCCTCTTTGAAGCGGCGTACAGCATCGTCGAAGCCCCGAGCCTGCACAAGAATAGTAGACTTGGTGCGCTTTTCTTGCGCAGTCTTCTCGTCAAGAGTGACGAACACAACGGCAACCTTGTAGAATTTTTCAGCGTCAAAATCGTCAGTCAGAAACAATTCTGCAATGTTAGGCTTAACGAGGTTGGCAATGCAAAAACCGTCCATAAAGGCTTGGGAGTTGCATTCTTCAAGAGTGCGCGCCTCCGCTTCGGTGTAAGATAGCGCATCGAACAGGTATTGTTCGGTCACCTTTTGAAGTTTGCCGCCAATCTCTTTGCGGTAGCTGATGGTTGATTGGAAGTAGATAGCCATTACTTGATGAAAGATTGTTTGGTTTCTTTGAAGGGATGAAATTTAACTACGGTTTGCGCCGGGATAGTAATCTGTTGGTTGGTCTGCATGTTGCGACCTACGCGTTCAGCTTGGACGCGAGAGTCGAAGCGCCCGAAGCCGTGAAATGAGATTGGTTCGTTTGCGATGAATGCTTCGCGCATGATTTCCACCATGCCATCAACGGCGGCGATTGATTGAGAAAGGGTGAGGCTGGTCTGCTTTGACAGAGCCTCAGCAAATTGAGACTTGTTCATAATCGGTGTTTTAGTATTTTAGTAAAACAGTATTTTAGTATAATAGTAATTTAGTAAAGTAGTAGATACTTATCTTAGTATCATTGCGAGTTCAGGAACGAAGCAACGAGCTCGTCAAAGTAGATTTCATCACGCGGTATCTCATCATCGCAAGCCATAATCTGATTGGCGATAGACTTCTTTTTGTGGATGATGTTGTACAGCGTGTTGTCGATAGTACCGGTGCCAAGTAGGTAGTAACAAGTGACGTTATCTTTCTGTCCTATGCGGTGGGCGCGGTCTTCGCACTGGCAGCAGTCTGCAAACGTCCAAGGTAGCTCGCAGAAAGCTACGTTTGAGGACGCCGTGAGCGTCAGCCCCACGCCGGCAGCTTTGATGGAGCAGATTATTAGTTGCGCCTCTCCGGACTGGAACGCATCCACGGCGGCTTGCTTATCTACCATACTGTCGCGTCCGGTGACGGTGACCGCATCAGGAAAGGCTTTGAGCAGCTCATCAACAATGTCATGCAACGAGCAGAAGACAATCAGCGGCTTGCCGTTGGCGAGAAACGTGTTGATGAAGTCAATAGCTTGCTTAACCTTGCCTTTGGCGGACAACGAGCGCAGCGTCATAAACCTAACCAATGCCTCCATCCGCATCTTGCGGCGTATCTCGCGGTCGGTACACTCGGTGTATTCGCGAAGGTAAGCGGCGAGGTCGGCAGCGGCGAGGTCGTACTCAGTACGGTTGCTTATCTCGACATACAAATCCATTCGGGTTTTGTCGGGGAGCTGTGTCAGCACTTTGGACTTCTCGCGGCGTATCATGCAGCGCTCGTACAGTTGGTCTGACAACTGCGAAAGGTTTGCATCCTCACCGGAGTATTGAGCGCAGAATTGAGCGCGCCCGCCAAACTCTTTTAGTCTATCCATGATTGAGAGTTGCGCAAGCAGATCATCCGGTTTGTTGACCACTGGAGTACCTGAGAGCATGATTACATACTCTTTACCGGAAGTTATTCCTTTTGTGAAAATGGTCTGTTGTGCAGCCGGGTCTTTGACGCGGTGGCACTCATCGATAACCACTGAGCGGAACAGTTGGATATGATTGTCAAAGACAACATCTTTCAGGCGGAACGCTTTGCCATCGCTCTTTATATCCCACACAAAGTATTTGCGCAGACTTTCGTAGTTGACAATGGCAACTTGGTACATACCCATTTGTAGCAGGTACGACCATGTTGTGCGCGTGGCATTGTCAAGCACCAACGCTTTGACGTTGGCAAACTTTTCAAATTCGCGCTGCCAATTTATCTTCAGTGACGACGGACAGACCACCAAGCAGGGGTAAGCACCAGCCGTATCAACAATGCCGATACTTTGCAGCGTCTTGCCAAGCCCCGGCTCGTCGCCGATAAACAGGCGCTTCCACTTTAACCCTTGCAAGATACCTTCGCGCTGGTAAGGGTAGGGGTCTACTTTAAGTTTGTGCTTTAATTCGTCCATGTCTATACTTGTGGCACGAGCGCCCACCACTGAAACGCGAGTTCTTCGTACTTCTCACGTCCGCGGCGGTAGATGTCGCTATTTCGGTCGATAAACTTTTTGAAAATGCGGAGGTTGTGCTTTGAAATACCGTAGATAAAATCTTGTTTGGAGCCTGCAATATCCATGTACCAAGCGCGCGACCTATCCCAGTCGAAGAAGTCAACAGCCTCATCGAATTGTTTCTGCGTCGTGGCAAACGTGGTTTTGAGGTCACCGCCAAAATTGAACAATGGCAACCACCAATCCCACTTGCAACGTGTGTCAAGAGTAAACGGAAACGAACAGTATTCAAACTGTTGTCCGTGGTTTACCATGAACTTTTGAGTGCTGGCAACGTCAAGGACTTTAGCGAGGAAGGGGTCACGGCGCGCCTCCATGTGCAGCGCTTTGCTCATTTCCTTTGCATGCGCAAACTCATCGGCAGTGTATTGCACATCGTCAACAGTATTGCGGTAGTAGTTGACGCGCTCCGGCTCCGTGATTATTGCATCAACGAGCGAGCCAAAACGAAACGCCGCTTCTTTGTCGCCGTACTGTTGTCGAGGGTGCAGCAGGTTCTTCAACTCGGTGAGGTCAGAGTTACTGACCTCACTTCGTAGATAGTATGCATCAGGGTTGCCCATGATTATTTAGCTTTTACTTCTTCAACGTATTGAATGCCGGCGTTTTCGATAGTTCGGGGGTTATCCTTATCGTTGGCAAGTTTCTCGCAGTAGCTAATCTGTTTCTTGAATAGCTTTGTAAGCTCATCGAGCGGCATTTTTGACGCCTCCTCAGACCACCACAACATAAAGCAAGCGGCGAGACCGTCAGCCGAAAGGATATTGATACGTTGCTTTACTTGCGTCTTGGGTTGATAGTCAGTCCCGGCGAGTGCAGCCTGATTAAACAAGCTATCCATCTCGTTTTGTTGAGCAGTCATTTGTTTGGTGGCAGCTTCCTGAGCCTCCTTTGCTTTGCGGACTTCCTCGGCGCGGCGCGCTTCTTCGGCTTCGCGTGCAGCCAATTCAGCTTTCAGACGTTCCGCTTCTTCGGCATTGGCTTGTGCAATGCGTTGCAGCTCCATGCGTTTGGAGGGCAGCACTGCGATTATTTCGTCGCGGGTATTGCCTACTTCGAAAGTGTACTGTTCCTCAAACTTAGGCAAACAGCGATTGAATACATCAATGCGAATGTTGCGCAGCTCATCGGCGGAGACTTCAGCCGGAAGGCGAACAGCCGACGGTGGGCAGAAGGTGTCCAACTTGTCAGAGAAACCTTTGATTTCCTCAATGGCACTGTCGTAGTTGTCGAGAGTGACACCGGCGAACAGACTTTGTAAGCGGTTGAGGCTGTCATTGATTTTGCGGTTGAGGGCGGCTTTATAGTCCTCCTCAACGTCAGTGGCATATTGTCGGCGTTCAGCCTCGACGCGTTGACGGCGCATTTCCTCTTGGCGTTGTCGTTCAGCCTCGGCGCGCTTTTGGGCGGCGTACTGGTTGCGGTACTGTTGCAGCTTGTAAGGTACACTGCCGTTTTTGTTGGGGTCACAGGCGTTTTCCATCGCCGTAAATTGAGCGCGGAACTGGTCGAACAACTTAGTGATTGGTGCGCGAGTGTCGTTGAGTTTCTTGACGGTGCGACGCGACTTGTCGATGTACCGTGCAAGCTCTTGGTCGAGCGCATCATTGAGTTGACCGCCGCAGCCCTCAATCGTGTCGAGGTATGTTTGACCTACCGAGAGGCATGCGTCGTGAGAGTGTTTGCATACTTGATATGCTTCGGGTGCAGATACGGCAATCATTTGCACGTTATCCTGCGAGAATACTGTTAATGCTGTTGTGTCCATGTGGATGTGAGTTATAAGGTTTGTGTTAGAGTTAGCGAGTTATACAATTGCAGCGCTTATGCCTTGATGAAGGAGCTTATTACGAAAGTATTCTTCATTGCGGCTACCGGTCTCGTCATTGACGTGGACGATGGAAGCGCGCTGAATAGCTTCAACAAGGTCGCTGCCGCCGTAGAAGAAGATACGCATCTTGCCGCTGGTTGCGCGCTTGAAGATGAACGGCGTACGATGATTGACTAAGTAAGCGATGGCGTCGGAGTTCCAGACGCAGCTCAGAAGATTTTCATTTTTCATAAGACTTAGTGTATTGAGATGTTACGATAGTCATGTACTACGAGTTGAGCAAGCAACTCATTGGCGAGTTGCCGATACGTAGGCTTGCGCTTAATAAAAGCCATTGCCGAGGTATAATCAATAACGCCCAGTAAATAACATAGCCCAAGGGTGTCTTGAGCTATGCCGTTTACTAAGACAATTGTGCCCCGAAAATTGAAATCATAAGATTTTCCGGTAGAAAACATGGTATTCAGTTACTACTTATGGCTCTAAAATGTATCGTCATCGTCGGCATTAACGGTAACACCGGCGGTTGTATCTTTGTGTGGACCGAAGTCTTTCGGCTCAGCTTGCGTAGGAGCAGCTTCAGAATTGTGTGCATCTACGGCTACATCAACGCCACCGTAGGGGTTAAATTGCTCGTCGGGTTGGTCGATGGCAACTGTCTCGAGTTGAGTACCGCGACCAATGTTGAGTTTCGGGTAGCTTTTGAAGGCGTGTTTGATACACTTAGCCATCAAAAATGCCGGGTCAATGTTGCCGTTGGCGCTTGTGTATAGCTCGTTAGGCTTCTGCACGTATTGTCCGGTTTGCTTGTCGCGAACGGTGTTGTTCTTTGCGGAGTAACCTTGCAGGCGTTTCCAATCGTCCTCTACCATCACGGCGTAGTCAACAGTGCCGTCCATGCGTGTAATCTTCATGAAGCAAGCTACAATGCGGCTTGATTGGCGAGGAATGCGAGAGCGGAAGTTAACAAACTTCTGTCCGTTCTGTTCGCCGAAGTCGAAGTCGTCGCCCTCATAGACTACTACGGGGTTATCTGCGTGGTGGATTTGACCGGCACGAGCGCGTAAGTAGAGTTCGCCGTAGCCTGATATTGTGAGGTTGCAGTTGCGTTCGTAAGCGATTTTACCATTTGCATCGGTGACCTTACGAGAGCGAGGCAACAGATATGCCAATGCACGAGAGCCGGGTTCGAGCGTCAGACCTTGTACGGCAAGGTCGATGAAAGCGAAGTACACCGAGGTTGAAGTACACTCTTGGAGTGTTTGGTTTTCGCGCATCAGGCGTTGAAAGAAGTTGGCTTCGCGTTCATATACGCCGTCGCCGTTGTCGTGCCATATTGCGTTGTAGACCGAGATGAATTGTTGGCGCACATCTTCGTCGCGCACAACCTTTGCCGGAGATAGCTGTGCTATCTTTTGGGCGAGTTGTAAAGCTTGATTGCTCATTGAGATTAGTTTTTGAGGTTTGTAGGATAGGATTGTTGATTTTCGGTTGGCGAGGCTTGAAAAAAGTGGACGCCAATTGCTTGACGCCCACCGTCTAACAAACCTTAAAACACATATATGCCTGAGGCTTGCGCTGCCGCATACACATGTATAATCTCGCCAAAGATTATTGTTGACTGCATCAGGTTCGAACTGATATTTGCATCTTCACATGTCAGAATTATTGAAAAAAGCGAGTTACAGTAGAAGGGGTAAGCCATGTGGAATGATACTGTCTTGCCGTTTAGACGAGCAGTCAGAGTGTTCAAGGCGCGGAGTGTCGTTACTTAAAACGACCTTAGAAGTCATACTTACACCGCCAAATGGTCAGCTTTGCTTGCGTATCGCGGAGTTTATCCCGCAGAGTAACCTATCGTCCTGCTATGTATTGTTTGAGGTCAACACAAGCCTTGCAGGGTCAGACGCACATTTGTTTGCCTGTGACTCGGCGCGGAGTCGAACCGCATCTCCAACATCGTGCCTTTAATTGGAGTACCGTTTTTTTGGTTGCCGAGCCTGATTACTTATGCGAAGTAATCTTGTTTCGTGTTTTGAAGCTTGCGAAGCTCTACCATTGAGTATTCGCAGCGCCCGGGGCGTTTAGCCGGCTCAATCTTGCCGGTAGCGCGCCAGCGCATCACATTGTTGCGCCCGAAGATATGGTAAGCTTGGCGTTGACTGATAAAGTCAGGGTCTTTGCGTTGTTCGCGGAGGTATATTGCCAAGCGAGCAGCGAGGTCATTGATGAAGGTCTCGTAAGTGACCATCTTGTCTGAGAATTCGAGCTGTAGTAACATAGTCGGGGTGGGGGTTATTTGCGAGTTGAACGTATTTCTTTGATTGAGTTGTTGGCAAGTGTGCCGAAGATGGCAACGAGGATAGCAGCGAGCAGCCAGCCGTCGCCGCTGATGCGGTCGAGTGCTGCCCAAGAGATGATTTCGGCGAGTACGAATACAAGCGCGATTACTGAGATTAGAGTTTCAATGAGTTTCATTTTCGTAGTGTTTTAAGGGTTAGAATTTAGTTTAGTCGAATACGTCCCATTTTTCGAAGTCCCAAGAGCCTTCTTCGTCGTGAAGACTGCGGCTAATTGTGTCTGCGATGATTTGCGCTGCATCTTCTTCTGCCATGAAGAACAATCGTTGTTCGCGGCTTTGTTGTCCTTTGCACTGCACGAACGGTATGCCGTTCTTCCACAGTGCCGCCATTGCTTGGGGACTTGCGATGAATGAGAATTTTTTCTTTGCCATGATTGAGGAGTTTTATTTTGGGGGTTTGGGGTTCAATTTATTCGGGTGACAGAAATCATGCGATTTTCTATTTGAGCTGTCTTGTATTTTCTTTCGAGGATGTATCCAAGTTCGGAACTCATTGTGCGGACTGTCTTCGTTCGTTCTGCCGGAAAGATTAGCGTTGTATATACCAACTGAAAAGTGAGCCAGTGTATTAATTGAAAAGTAGGCCACCGAGGATAGACGAATATGATTTGATATTATTTTTGCAGAAGAAAATAACTTCAAATCGATTAACGATGATAAAT